CCCATGAATGGTTCTAAATAAGTGTCAATATCATCAGGAATATACTCAATAAATTTTTTAATTTCATCAGATTTTCCTCCACTCCATTTAATTATTGGTTTTAATTTATACATATCAAGTCGTTTATCTTTTTTTTGAGACATCGTTATTATCTTATATATAAGATATACCTTATATAAATAATCATTTTTTTAATTAAAAAAAATGATTATTTCTTTTATGAATTAGAGTAGTTATATTGTAATAACGATGTTGCAAAACAAAAAAGAAACATTTACTAAATTAAGAGAAGTAGAAGATGAAAGTTTTTCAAATGAAGCTGAAAGTTCTTCGAACGAAGATGAAAGTTCTAACAAAAATGATGAAATTTTAAATGAAGAAGATTTAAAAATTACTGAAGATTTAGAAAAATTAAATATAAACAAATCTAATCTAAAAAAAATAAAAGATTTTTGTAAAAAATGGGTTAACGATGTGCTTTTACAAAGTGAAATTACAATTACAAAACCAGGTTCGGTCAAATATTTATTATTTGGACAAGAACCAAGTCGTCAATCTATATCAATTAAATGTGGAAAATTAGGAGAATTAGTAGTTATAGAAATGATTAAATGTAATCCTAAATTAGAACTTCTCAAATGTGGGATACACTATATAGATAAAAATGGTAAAAATGGTAAGAAGAAAGATATCGATTTATTATGGATAGATCATATCGAGAAAAAAGTATATTATCGGGAAGCAAAAGGAAATATAGAGTTGGATAGTGAGAAACTACCAGCAACTTTTAAGAAAATTACTAAGAACTTACAACCATATATAGAAAAAAAATACCCAGATTACAAAATAGATGTGGGTATTTTAAACTGGAGTGTTTATGCTCGAAATATTCTAACTAAAGGAGTAAGCCATATTAATAAATGCGAACAAAATGGTGTTCAAGTAGATCACATGGGAGATTTAATTAAAAAAATTGGTTTTGTATGGGAAGAAAAAGATTATTATGAGTATTTTCGCGAGTTGGGAAATCTTATTAATACAAGATTTGAATAAACAATTATAAAATAGTAAACTATAAAAATCTCATCTTGGGAAAAATCCAGAGAATTTCTTGGAATTATAATTTATTGTAAACATTCGATAAAAAATGGGAAATTTCTAGGAAATTTCCTGGATTTTAAAAAAATGGGAAATATTTTTCTAATTCTCTCATAAGTCGTGTTTTTCCCCCGACCCATTTCAAAAACGGTTTTGGATTTTCAGCAGTCATTTTTGTTATAATATACTTAGATACTGTTTTTATATATCATTTTTTTTTAGTATTCAAAGTTATTGGAAAAACGCGCGCAAGCGGTATGGAAATTCCCGCTTTACTTTATTTGTTTTTCTGGTGAAAGCTTACTATAATAATATCTTTTATAATATATTTGATATTTAAGTCAATATTATTAGAATAATATTGACTTAAATATTCTTTATTATATTCTTTATAATGTTCAGGCTTTTTAGTTCTTGATTATTTAACCTTTATATTATCACAAGGACCACAATAACCCATAGTCCAAGTATACTCCCCATATCGATCCTTTCTTTTGTAGAATTGGTCTTTTGGAAGAATCGGGTGGCATAGCTGGCACTCTTTAAGTTCTTTAGTCATTATTATTTAGCAAGATATCTTTGTATTAAACTATAAATAGATATTTGTTTAAGTGGATTACTCTTTATTTAAGTTTATTTCTTCCATTTTTTGTCCAGCTTTATTTGTTTCTTCATTTAATGAAATTTCTTCATTGTCGTCACCTTCATCTGAAGAATTTTCATCATCACCAGAAGAACTTTCATCATCATCCGAAGAACTTTCAATATCAATGTAATTGGCAATAATTAGATGTTTATTATTAATTTCGCTACCAACTCTATTTGAGTGTATTTTAAAACGATATTTTTTATCATATTCACCAATAATGTATTTCTTATAAATTTTTTCAATGAATGGAGTTTTACCAATAATCATTAAACATCTAATATTAGTTTCCTTAAAACATTTGGCCAACTTTTTATGCTCTTCTTTTCCAAAGGAGCAATAACCATAATCAGTAAATTCACTGTCATAAGGAGGGTCTAAAAACATAAAGTTTTTCTTGTTATTAAAATTTTCAAAAATATATGAAAAATCTTTGTTAAATACTTGTGTATTTTTTAAAAGATTTTCATATTTTTTATCCTTTAAGATTTCAAAGTTATAGGTTTTATATCTACCAAAAGGAATATTAAAATGACCTTTCGAATTGTATCTTAACATACCACGAAAACAAGTTTTTCTTTGATAAAAAAAGCGACACGCATTGTCTAAAGGAGATTTAATTTTAAATTCGTCTCTTATTTGGTAGTAAGTTTTTTCTTCATTTGGATGATTTTCCATAAATTCGTAAATCAGATTAGAATTTCCTTTCTTAATTTCATTATAAAAGTCAGTTAATTCTGAATGAACGTCAGATATAACTGACTTTTTTGGGGACAAGTAAAAGAAAACACTACCGCCACCCATGAATGGTTCTAAATAAGTGTCAATATCATCAGGAATATACTCAATAAATTTTTTAATTTCATCAGATTTTCCTCCACTCCAT